TTATCTCTTTCCCTTTAAACACTTGCTTGCTACTTTTGAAGTCTCTAATTATTACAGAATTATCTTTATATTTAAATAGTTTATCTATATACCCTCTAACTGCATAGCGAATACCCTTTTCAGGCTTGTCTATCTCTAGATCAAAAAATCTTTCCGACTCTGCTTCTTCAGGCTTTTCTTCTGTATCTCCAAAAAAATCACACCTAAGTCCAGCAACGATCATTTCATCTATAAGCTGCAAATTTTCTTGATCACTTACATTCAACTCTTCAGACTCCTCTTTCACTTGAGCGGCAACAACTTTCGTATTCCATATCGTTCCCTCTTTTATTATTTTATTAAACTCAGCCTTATGCTTGTCTCCGAGTAGTTCAAAAATATTGTGGCATATGGTTCCCCTGCTTGACCCATCATTTCCTGCTTGAGGGAGTTTTAATTTATAATTGCACCAATAAGTCCAGGAACAAGTCTGAGCTGTTTTTATTCTACTCGCTGATAATTTTGTTAATTCACTCATTGGTTATTATTTTTTTATTTTTTAATAGTGTTTTTGGAATTGTTTTTGATATTTTATTTATCTCTTTTATTATGAACTGTTGCTGGGTATTTGGATCTAGTGATAGTAGCTTTTTATTCCAGAAATTAAAATCATCTGAAGACATTTCTCCAAAATCTTTAGCGGTTGGCAGGCATATCAATATTCTGTATGACTCAAAGTAGTTTAATAATTTGAGGTAGTTTTTTATAGATCCTTCTAGACCTCTATTTCTAGGGGATTCTGAATCGTTATTTAGTGATAGTATAATTCTAGAAACACCTAAGGAAACCAAGGAGCAAATCAATTTGTTGGAAACGTCCAAGCCAAAGGTAACTAAAACATTGAAATAACCATGTTGATTTAGTTGAAGCAGGTCCCCGATACTCTCAACAAGTATAACCTCTTTTCTGTCTTGAATGTCTTTCGTCACTTTAGGGTTATTATACAAAGGGTAAATCCATGACTTTTTTTTACCTATATGTTTCCATTTTGGGCGACCCTGTATGGAAGTCATGTCTCTACCGGAAAATCCATAAATTTGAGAAAACTCGTTGTAAATAGGAAATATAAACCTTTTATTTAATTTTCCCGAGGTTGCAAAGCCGCCTTTGAGGTTAGATAGGATTTCATCGCTAATCCCTTTATCGTTATAAAATTTATAATGAGGTAACAACTTGCTCAAGCATTCCTCTGGGTATATTTCTTCCATTTCTATTTTTTCCTTTGATTCTATTTTTTTGTAATGCAAGCCTACATCTTCTTCCTCTAGATATTTCTTGATTACATTTTTATCGTTTGTTCCTAGCGTGATTTCCACGAGTCTTTTAAGCGGGGAAAACCTACTGCCTTGCACGTGATCTTTCCATACTCCACTATTTTTGTATATTTGAATAGCTGTGGAGTTGTCCCCATTCCTGAAGATCGCACTAGTCTGCCAGTAGGGCCCTCTATCGTTAAGCTTATATCCCAAGTTAATTAAGCAATCTTTTATTTTATCTGTAGGCATTATATATTTGGCAATTCTTCCAAGAAGTCTTCTACAGCGCTAACCCCTTCTGAGTTTACATTATCCACTAAGTCTTGCAAGTCACCTTTTTCTTCGATGCTGAAGTTTTCCATGTGCAGGTTTATGTAATTATTTCTCTTTGTTCCGTCTGGCATTTCTACTGGCTGCAAGGCTCTATGTACGTCTTTACCTAACCATCTATATTTTAAAGATATTAATTTATGAGTCCCAAAATCTTCAGGCTCTGATTGAATTTCATCCATAGTCTTTTTTCTGAGCAAGAATAAGTGGGAACAAAACTGAGTGATTTGGTCTGACAGGGAAACTACACTTTCGTCGTCAACTATATTTTCGGAATTTCTATTATTAGTTATTCCTAATCTATTACTTTGAACACTCGTGAGCATTGACACTGTCGGGCCATCACTAAAGCAAAGCTCTTTTTGTATCAATTGCTTAAACTTATCCACCATTCTACCAACAGTTTCCCATGAACTTAAGCCGTTTTGTTTTTCGTAAGAAGTTTTAATATAATCAAAACTAAAAATCATTTTGTTTCCGCGTCCGACTTCAGAAAAATAAAACCTTCTTATTATATTTATCATGCTTTCTATCGAATGCCCTGCGACATTATAATAGAAGAATTTAAAATCTTTTACTTTCTTCCACGTCTCTCTCACTTTATCAATAACTTCCTTACCGGCTTGCCTCCACCTTCCGGTTTCTAATAAATGCATAGGCACTCCAGATAAAGCGGAACATTGACGCACTATAAGCTCTTCTTTGCTCATTTCTCCGTTGTCAAAATGAAGAATAGGGACGTTGTTATTGATGGCTGAAACCTTGGTGCAAAAATCCATACAAAATTGGGTCTTACCTACTCCAGCTCTAGCAACAACGACAGTTATGTTTCCAGGCCTAAGTAAGGATCCATAACACTCGTTTACCCTTTTATGTGGACCCATTAGACCGAATTCATCAATAGGATTATTTCCCCTGTCCTCTATCCAATCTTCCATATCCTCAAAAAGATTTTCTGGATTGTTTGAACCTATTTCGTAAAGGTTGATTTTTTCATTATATATTTTATCCGCCTCTGACACTATTTGATCATAAGTCGAACTGGCAGAAATACTTTTCATGCTTTTAGCTACATCTATAGATGCATCATGAATCTCTCTGCGTACTGTTATTTTTTTTAATTCTTTCGCAGCTTTTACAACCCCTTCTTTCGAAATTTGGCGCATCGATAAAGCCTTAATGTAATCTGATATATTTATATTGTCCTCGAAGGACATACCTAAAGATTTAACTCTTTGCGAAAGTAACACTTCATCTAAGATTTCAGAAGCTTCCAGAGATTGACGAAGTACACAAAATATAGTCTTGTTTACAGCTGTATTCTGTGAGAAAAAGTCTTCTTGAGTTATGAATGCTGCGATTAGGGGATAGGATTCTGGATATTTAATTAATCCAGCTAATAAATGTTGTTCTAATTCGAATGAATATACCATATTAGAATGGTATCACACCCCAGCAAAAATGTCAAGGGTTTTCTTCGTCTCCTAAATCTGTAGAGTCTAGGTGTAAATCTTGAGTCGCTACTTGATCTAAATATTGCTCCAAGGCTTTCCTTAATCCCATTTCTATGATAGGAGAAGATGCTTTTGTTATTATAGAAGAAGTTCCTGATTGATTTACATAAGTCAATATAAAACCACTATCTCCTCCAGTAGACCCTGAGAACTCAAATAATTGAGAGAGAATAGCTTCAGGGAAGTCGAAGTCACTTAAATTTTCTGGATCAATGTTTTCGTCATTCATACATTATAATACACAAACTATAGATCTACTCCAAATTTTATGAATAATTCTTTATCTAAAGTATCTCTTTCGTAGATTTCTATCAATTTTATTTCATTAATGTTACAGAATTCCAATTTGTCAGCATCTCTTTTTAGTTGATTTATATAATTGATTTTATTTTTGCCGTGAAAAAATGGTACATATTGCGTATGTTGTCTTCCTTGAACCTCGATAGCTATTTTTTTATTAGCATTGTAAAAATCGAGAGAGAGCCTGGTTCCGGCAATAGGAAACTCTTCAAATACAATATGATTACTCCAGTATTCTTTTAAAAATTTTTTTGTAGACTTTTGGATTTTACTTCTGCTGGGACCCTCCCATTTAATTAGGTATTTTTTAGATTTTAAGACAGTTCTTTCTGTTCCTAAGAGAGTTTTAAATCGCATCGGTCAAACTCTTGAAGTCTTTATATAAAAAATTAGATAGTTTATCGTTGTCTTCTAGGAAGCTTATTATTTTTTGATCACCTTGGAATTTTGATGGAATTTCTATTTTATTAACTTCTAATTCTTTAATCAAGTCTTCGGAGACAGATATCCAGGCGCCGCTCTTACTGATTAATTTGAACAAGTAAAGCATATCTAATATCTCTCTAGCTCTCCATACAGAGCTTCCTTTTTTTTGTCCATATTTGATCGGATACCTAACTACTGAGCCGGTTTTCTCATTAACGCTTTTTCTAAATTTTATCTTACAATAATGCCCTATAGGCTCTCCTTTGGCTTCTAGAGTCGTAGCGCTAGGGTTTTTAAAAATCATATCAGAAGTGTACCTTTCTTGGAATTCAAGTATGAAGTTTGCGTAATGTTTAACTGCGTTGCCTCCCGCCTCTTTTGTTTTTGGGCCTCCTCTCGCAGCATAAGGGTTTGTTGCAACCTCTACCCTGACTTGACTTGTTAGTATCATTGTGTGACCCATTTTCGATATTGGTAAAACCATTTTTTTTAAAAATACGGATGTTATTAATGCACCACCTGCAACCTGCTCCGATTCCGCAAACGGCTTATCTATATCTCCTACCCTACACAAGGCATCGACGCTATCAATTATAAACATATATTTCTTACCTTCCTCATTATTAAAAACAAGCTCTCTAACTAACTCAAAGACTTTTTCAAAAATATTACAGTCAAAGATAAAAAATTTATCAGAAGATAGGTCAACCCCGGACCTCTCTAACATTTCTGGACTTAATCTACCTTCGCTCTTGATGTATATTATCATGCCTTCTTTTTTAAAATGGCTCTGAAAGTTTTTAGCAAAAGAAAGTGCGCAGCTTGTTTTAC